CTAACTACGCTCCTACTGAAGATACTAAGTTTAATCCAATGGATCAAGCGTCTAGCGGATTATCACAAAATAAAATGAATATAGAACGAGATAAACAATAAATTATGGGATTAAAGAACAAGCAAACAAGATATAAGAAGCTACCAGGCGTAGGATGCTCACCTACAAAACTTTTCGGTATGGGATTAGTAGGTAAAGCAGCGCAGGCTATAGCTCCTGGGGCAGTAGATAAGATGAAAGGAACAAAACTTGGCGGTATATTTGGTAAATTCATGGGAATTTAAGGTAACTATACTACCGTAAACTAATTATTAACCAATACATAAACCAAAATGACGTATTTGTATTACAAAACTAGTACGTGGACCGGAAATCCACAAATTAACGACAAAACCAAGGGCCAATGGGAACACCTTGCAGACAAAAAGAACTGGAGAATTACCCAATTACCCAACGGTTACTACCAAACAGAGGTAAATCACCCTGGTGACGCAGAAAAATGGTCTGACGTTACACGCAGAGAAACTTTAGAAGGTGCAGAAAAAGCCATTGATGGCTCAATTGAGCACTTTGAAAAGAAACTAGAGGCTACAAAAGGGCCTAAGGTGGTAAAAACTTTTGAAAAATAAGTAGTAATTTAATTTAATTTAATATAATGGAATACAATCTCCCTAGCGAGATCGTCAAAGAGCTTAATTTTGGCGATGAGGCTAAAAATCGCGTCATTTCTGGCGTAAACAAACTAGCAAAAGCAGTAAAATCTACACTCGGTGCGTCTGGTAAGTGCGTAATTTACGAAGATTCGCGAGGTAACCCGGTAATTACTAAAGATGGCGTCACTGTGGCGCAGTCAGTAGTGTTATTTGACCCTGTAGAAAACATCGGAGCTACGCTTATTAAAGAAGCGGCTAGCAATACGGTGCGTGAAGCGGGTGATGGTACGACTACCGCCACTGTTTTAGCAGAATCAATACTTACACATGTCTATAACTCTATGGACAAAGCTACAATTAGAGAAATAAAGCAAGGTATGCAGTCTGGTCTAGACAAAGTCATGAAATATTTAGACTCCATCAAAATAGAAGTAGACTCTGATATGCTTAACAACGTAGCTACTATCAGTTGTAACAACGATAAAGAGCTTGGAACGATTATAGCAGAAGCTTATACGTCTGTAGGTAAAGACGGTGTTGTGCTTATGGAAGGTTCTGGCACAGATGAAACTTACGTAGACACTGTAGATGGTATACAGTTTGATTGCGCACTAACATCTCCACACTTTGTTACTAATACTGACAAGCAGAAAGCAGAGCTAGATAATCCTCTAGTGTTGATATGCACGTCTGAGATACCTAACATGCGTAAGATACAGAATATACTAGAGCATGTTATCAAGCAGAACAGATCACTATTAATAGTAGCGCCAGTATCTCAACAAGTTAAATCATCTTTATTGATGAACAAAGTAAAAGGTAATATTAAAGTAAATATTATTGACTTACCAGGATTTGGCCCTACTAGAAACGACACTTGTCAAGATCTAGCTATAATGACAGGTGCTACTCTATTTAACGAAGAGCTAGGTGATGATTTAGAAATGATGTCATCAGATCATCTTGGTGAAGCTGACTATGCAGAAACAGATGATAAGAATACTGTCATAACGTTAGATGTTGATGTAGAAGCTATAGGTGAACGCATTGATCAAGTAAACAAACAAATTGCAGATGAGAAAAATAGTTTCATTAAGAAAAAGCTGGAACAAAGATTGTCTATGCTATCGGGTAGTGTTGGAATTATCCGCGTTGGGGCAAACTCTAAAGTTGAGCTTAAAGAAAAGAAAGACAGGGTCGAGGATGCGATTTATGCTACAAAGGCTGCGTTAAAAGAAGGTATAGTACCAGGGGGCGGCGTTGCCCTCCTTAATGCATCTCAAAAAATTTCGACCGACGATGTCGGTGAAGAATTACTACTCAAAGCTATTAGAGCTCCTTTTGATACTATATTAGCTAACGCTGGTATATTTATAGATAAAGACTCTGCAGACCATGAAGGCTACGGTAGAGACGCTATAACTAGCAAACGTATTAACATGGTTAAGTCTGGTATCATAGATCCAGTGCTTGTAACTAAATCTGCTTTAAAAAATGCGGTGAGCGTAGTATCTACTATTATCTCTGCTGATTGTGTAATCTCAAACGTACGAGTAAATGAAAGCAGTTAATCATTACGTAGTAGTAGATCGTATAAAAGAAAAGCCTGTAACAAAAGGTGGGCTTATACTTGATGAAGTTAGAGATGAAGAGATAAGATACTTCAAAGGTAAAGTTATTTCTATAGGTAATCTAGTAGAAGTAATTAAACAAGAGGATGTGGTGTGGTACGATAGACACGCTGGCCACGTAATAGAATATGACGGTAAGTTTTATTTTGTTATAAAGTCAAGTGATATTGTATTAGTAGATTAAACATAAACTATAAACCAAAATCCTCATACATAAAATCTAAAACAAATTATTTATTAATCATTAACAATTTTTAAAATGAAAACAAAAATGTTAGTATTCCACGCTGGAGCTGTAGACTCAAGCTCTGTAGCAAACGCAGACGATGGAACAAACTTAGACTTAGCGGCTTTTGACGCTAACAACATTACAGCTTTAGCAGCTGAAAACAATGGTAGTGGACTAGTTTATGTTTACTTTGCAAACTCTAACAAGTTCGAAGCTGGACCAGTAGGATCAGCTACAGAATTACTTGAGCAAGCTTTCGTAAGATTAACTTGTACTTCTGGTAAAGAAGCAGATGTAGTAAAAGATTTTCTTGCATTAGTTTCTGGAAATCAAGTACACACTTCTCCTGTTCCTGTATTCGATGCTGTAAATGGAGCTTATCCAATTTCACACATTACTGGATTACAGATTAGACGTCACGTTACTACTGCAACAGTAACTTCTGACTAATCTTGAATGAGATTAACTAGTCACGATATTCGTGAATTACAAATCCTTAAGTACTACAGGCTCACAAGGAAGTGGGCCTGTAAGACTTACGGGTTAACAGACGCTGAGCTTGAGCTACTAGTATATTTAGACTGCAAGAATCGGTTTACTAGAAATGAATTTATAGATGGTACTTATACCATGAGCTGGAATAAAAACCGGTGGGAAAAACTAAGGCGTGAAGGTTGGATAGAAGTTTGGAGACAAAGAAACCGCACGACAATGAAATATACTGTGTACAAAACTTCAATGAAGTGTTCACAGATAATAAGTAGAATATATAGAATACTACTTGGCGAAGAAGATATGCCAACATCAGAAAGAAGTGTATTTTACGATAACAAAACGTATACAGATAAAGTCTTTAACAAGGCTATTGATGATATGATTAAAGATCCAGAGAGATAATGGCGTTTAAACTAGGTAGTGAAAGTAGAAATATTAAAAACTCAAGCAACACTAAGATATTTAAAAAGAAGCTTAGTGACGGTGTTATGGGTGAAGCTAATAGAGACGGATCGATATATATAGACGTAAGCGTATCTAAAGATCAAGTAGAATATGTTGCTACGCACGAGATGCAGCATCAAACAGATATGAAAATAGGTAAAACTACGTATGATGATAATGCTGTATACCACATGGGTCAAGTATGGCCAAGAGGTAATGGATATATAACAGATCCAAATACAGGTAAAAGATATGCTGAGGGTGATAGGAACTTGCCTTGGGAAAAAAATAAATTATGATACAAAATTTAGTAGGAGGATTATTTGGTAAAATTGTTGATAATGCTGAAGGCATACTCGACAAAGTTATCACTACAGATAAAGAGCGCGATGAAGCAAAACTTGCTTTAAAAAAGCTTTTATTAGATGCAGAGCGTGAAGCTTTTGCAAAAGAAGTTGAAGATCGTAAAGATGCACGTGATCTTTATAAAGACGATGCTATTATTCAAAAAGTATTAGCAACGTTATTTACTGTAGCTTATTTTGGTATAACATTTGTAATGTTTAATTACTTTGTTACTAAAAGTTTAGAGCTTGGTGAGTTTGAAATAAGTTTTATATCAACGATATTTGGCGCTATGAGTGCTAAAGTAAATACAATAATAGACTTCTTCTTCGGTGGAAGTTCAAAGAAAAACGAACAAACTAATAAATAAATAAAATGGGACAAAATTCAACAGAAGTAGCATACGGCTTTGGACAATTTGGCTGCGCTATAACAGATAGTACTTCACTAGATTTAAAACCACCAAAAGACTTAGTCATAGTAGCAATAACTGCTTTATCTGATTTAACTTTTGATGCTCACGAATTAAGACGAAAAGCAATAGAGAGAAATGAGTGGGTAGATTATATGGCAGAACTCA